ACTCTCTGGACAAGCTTCTACAACAAGTCCAAAAGGACGAATCCCCTACAACTGAGAAAAAGTCATACGTTGACGAAAGACTTTGGAAGCCTCAGGTTGACAAGGCAGGTAACGGTTACGCAGTAATTAGGTTCTTGCCTGCACCAAAAGGTGAAGAGTTGCCATGGGTTCGTGTTTGGAATCATGCATTCCAAGGCCCAACTGGACAGTGGTTTATTGAGAACTCACTAACCACGTTGAACCAGAAAGACCCAGTAAGTGAGTACAACTCACAACTGTGGAACTCTGGTGTTGAGAGTGATAAAGAAATCGCTCGTAAACAGAAGAGAAAGTTGCAGTACTACTCCAACGTCTATATTATTCAAGATTCTGCTAACCCAGAAAACGAAGGCAAAGTGATGCTCTATCGTTATGGTAAGAAAATCTTTGACAAGTTGATGGAGACTATGCAGCCTGCGTTTGAAGATGAGACACCTGTAAACCCATTTGATTTGTGGGAAGGTGCGAACTTCAAACTGAAAATTCGTAAGGTTGATGGTTACTGGAACTATGATAAGTCTGAGTTCGACTCTGTGACGCCTTTGAAGTCAACTGATGAGGAACTAGAAACAATCTACAATGCAGAATATTCTCTTGCAGATTTTGTTGCTCCTTCAAACTTCAAATCATATGATGAGCTGAAAACTCGTTTGGATGCTGTTCTATCTGGTACGACAATTGCAACTAAAACTGCAGCTGCAATGATTGAAGAGGACGAAACACCCTTCACTCCTACGTTCAAATCAGAACCAGCACCACAACCAGCTTCAGTAGATAATGAAGATGATGACGCAATGTCATATTTTGAAAAGTTGGCAAACGAATAGGTATAGTAGTAAACCTTTGTGCAGATAAGTCGTTATACTTAGTATAAAGTCGTAACACCACATAAAAAGGCTACTAAATAGTACCAAGACGGAGAGGGTGGAATGTCAAAATTCTGCCCTCTCTTTTGTGTCAAATTATGATTCAATTCAAAATTTTGACAAGACATAAATAATAGTAATGGTTAAGAATGAACTTAATCTGATTGAGAGAAAAAAATGTATAGGATTGTATTAACGCTTGCATTTTTTGTTATGAGTTCAGCGGCATTTGGTCAAGCAACACAGGTAGAGACAACCACTAAAAGTACGTCTGATGTTTCAACGTCTGGAAAGACTATTGTAATATCTCCACCCCCATCAGCAATTTCACCTAGTATCGGAAGTTCATCTTCTGACTTATGTATGGCTGGTGTGTCTGGTGCAGTGCAAACACAAATTCTTGGTGTATCAACTGGTGAAATGGTAAGAGATGAAAACTGTGAGAGACTAAAGATTTCAAAGACACTCTATGATATGGGCATGAAAGTTGCGGCCGTATCAGTTCTGTGTCAAGATAGAAGAGTATATGATGCCATGGAGATGGCAGGAACGCCTTGTCCGTTTCTTGGAAAAATTGGTGATCAGGCAACTGATGGATGGAAGGCCAATCCTGGCCGTATTCCAGAATCCGTAGTTTTGGAGACAAAGGAAGATGTTCAAAATCGGAATGCAAAGATTGGTGCTACTGTTGGTGGCCTCGCTCTTCTTCTGCTCCTACTCTAACGCACAAGTAGTAGTTAACCCAAACCCAACACAAACTTCACCAGATTTACTGGAGCCAGATGCAACTAAATGGTCTGGTACTTTTGGCACTGGTATTTGGGGTGGATCGCAAAATCCAGCAACAGGGCCTGGAAATAATCAAGACCCTAATGCACTTCCAAGTGGCACTGGATTTGTTTGGGGTGGTAACAATACTATTCTAAGTACAACAATTGCAATCAATCAAGCACTACAAGTTGCAGGCATTCAAGTAAATGGATTTGAGTATGAGTGGAGAGTAAAGAATGGTAATGCAAACTGGTTTGGTGGACAGCCTGGCGTAGATGATTTTGTCATAGAAGTAGACATTTATGATGCACAGGGTAACATATATGCAACATATCAGTATGATTATGGTCATTCTCATAATTGGACAACACACACTGGACAGGAAATATTTACAGACCCCTTCCTACCACCATCGTACTTTGGGAGTGTAGATATATCTGCACAAGGTAGTGATAGTGCAAACTGGCAAGGTTGGTATGGGCCTGAGTTCAATGTACAACAATCTTCATTTTCAGTAATATTTTCTGCAAACCCATGTCACACTAATCCTTTGCATGACCCACGATGTCAGGGTTATGCAACTGCACTGTTCAATCAACAGTGTACACAGAATCCTCTGTTTGACCCTACTTGCCCAGGCTATGCGGCCGCATTGTTAACACAACAATGTTCTGCAAATCCTTTATTTGACCCTGCCTGTCCTGGCTATGCAAACGCATACTATACTCAACAGTGTCAACTCAATCCACTATACGATCAAAACTGTCCTGGCTATGCATCAGCGAATTTTGCACAACAGTGTGATTGGGATCCACTTTATGATGTACAATGTCCAAACTACCAACAGGCGTATTTGGATAAACAGTGTGAATCAGACCCTTTGTATGATGTACAGTGTGCTGGATATCAAACTGCTATAGAACTTTCAAAGATTGTTGATGATGGTGCAGTAGATGACCCCACAGTTGTTGATAATGAAATAGATGTTACCACAACAACAGAGATAGAAGGTGTGCCTAATGTTGTTGAAGAAAAACAGATAGAAATTGTTGAAATAGAAGGTGGTGATGGGTTTGAAGAAGTTGATGATAGTATCGAAGGTGAACAACTCGCAATGGAAGATGATATTGAAAAAGAAATTGCAGAACTAGAAAGCCAAACAGGTAACACGAATCAAGAAGATGATATTGAAAAAGAACTTGCAGAACTGAAAGATAGCACTAAGAGTGAAAACAAAAAAGATGCACCAAAACCAAAGACAAAAAATGAAAAGATTAAGATGTTACTTGCTATGAAAGCAATTGAACTAACAAAGAAGATTGAAAAAGAAACCAATTTGGAGAACCAGATGGTAATCCAACGTCAACTACTTGCACTGATTTCGTATGTGCCTGGATTTGACTATAACGAAAAAGAGAACAAGGACGGTAATTTCTATCCACCAAAACCAACTGTAGACCATGCGTTTGCAAGATGGTTCTTAAATGACCCTAATTTTGATACGATGGAAAACTTACAGTACCCAAATTTAAACTAGGAGAGAACAATGGCCGAAGTAGAATATGGCGGAGTGAAACTTACAGGAAGTAAGTTGTTTATGATTATCCCACTGGTTTCCATGTTAGGTGGTGGACTATGGGCAGGATTTGAATTTTATAAAGATTACATGGATATGAAAGAACAGATTCAAAGTTACGTTGCACCAGATTTGTCAGAGTTTGACAAACAACTTGCAGTAATTCAAGAAGAGATGAAAGTAACTAAAGAAGAGGTTCTCATTATTCGTGACGCAATTGGTGAACAAGTACAGTTCATGCGTGATACAAAACACGACTTGAGAGATGACTTGGTTCGTATGGAAAAGATACTGGACAAGGTTGAAAACGACATTGATAAGGTAGAGGATGAAGCGACTGCACTGATGGACAGATCAAAGAAAGATACCAGAGATATGATTGTTGATGCAAACAATCGTTTCAACGACAAGATTGACGGTATGGAAGGATATGTCAAAAGAGAACTGCAATCATTAGAGGATGACTTAAATAGTAAATTAACAAAGGCATTAGATAACCCACTAGCAAATAGATAAATACTAGTGTGAGTTGAGAAGTCAAAAACATTATTCTTCATCATTTGTAACTAACTAAGGAAATACAAATGATAGACCCAGTTACAGCTCTTGCTACGGCCTCGAGCGCATTTAATCTTATCAAAAAAGGTTTTTCTGTCGGTAGAGATGTTGAATCTATGGGCAAAGATCTTGGACGCTGGATGGGAGCAATGTCTGACCTGAAGAAGGCAGATGAATATGCTAAGAAACCACCTTTGTTCAAAAAGATATTTGCGGCAGGTTCAGTAGAGGAAGAAGCGATGGCAGCCTACATAGCGAAGAAGAAGGCTGAAGATATGCGTGATGAATTGCGACAAATGATTACTATGACTAGAGGGCCCTCTGGATGGCAGGAGCTCATCAATATGGAAGCACAAATTCGTAAAGACAGACAGAAGGCAATCTATGACCAGAAAGAACGACAGAGAAAGTTCTTTGAGTACAGTATTGCGGCACTATTAGTAATTATAACTTCTTGTTTTGTTATATGGTTCGCTTGGTTCATTATGCAACATAAAGGTATGATTTAATGTTGGGATTTACGGCAATTCTTTTTATTATTCTTCTTATTGGTATGTTGGGATGGTTACTTTGGATGGAACATCAGATAGATTACCCATCACCTATACCAGAGACAGAATCAGAAAAACACGTTAGACAGATGAAGTTGCGTATTCAACAAGCAGAGTGGGAGTTCAATAAAGAACTTGCAAAGTACAGATGATACACGCATTCATGTTAGTAGTTGTTTTGGGAACAGGAGAGTTTCGTAAGGTTCAACCTAATGCAATGATTTTCCGAAGTATTGATGTGTGTCAATACTATGCTAAACGCATACCAAAACAATATGGTAATTATTCATACAGTTCATATATAGACCCTAAAGATAGGGTTACTGCATATTGCAAACCTGTCAAAGTTAAGGACGGGCCAAATGTATACGATCACTAATAAGCACCAACGGCTGCAGCAAGAGATGCACTACTGTTGTCTTTTGTTGCCATAGGTAATGGAACAGTTTTGTCACCACCCCCAGAACCACCTGTGTTATTCTGATTGACTACAACCGTTGTATCTGCCGCAGCCTTTGCTTCTTGGGCTCCAGCAGTTGCCTGTGCAACTGTCTGTCCACTATTACTACCAACTGGTGCAAGATTAGTATTGCCATACATATCACCGAATTTACTATCTGACCATTTTATCTTCTGCCGGCCAGAAAATGGTGCGCTGGCATAAATTTCTTCATACTCTAAACTTCCACGATATTGATATCGTCCTTGCCTATCTCTTGCAGGCAGAAGATAATTTCTTTCCTCAAATCTACCTGAACCAGAGAACTCACCGGCAGAGGAGCGTTTTGCCTGTTCTGCCTTAATCGCCTTTATATTATCTTCACTAATATCTTCATCATCTAGGATTGCCTGTAACTGTGCGTCACTTGCTCCACCCAGTAGATTCTGATTAAGTTCAGAGTTACCAATCAAGTCCTTATCATACAGTCCAGTTGCTTGGGCTTGATCCAGTGCAGACATAGATTTAAATTCATCAGAACTTTGATCTACC